AATTTGAGCCAGCTTTAGCGCAGCATCTGGATTTTCAGCGATTGCCTTACTGACAGACAGCGGCTTAGCATCAGTACCAAGCGCTGACGACACAACACCACCAATTACCGCGCCTGCAGGGCCGCCAAGTAGCGATCCAAGCATAGGCGCAAACTTCCCAACGGCCCCAGCAACATCCTTCCAGTCCATTATTTTATCCTCATTCCAGCGTTAAACAATTCAAGCCTCCTGTCGTATCCGTGGTATCCGCCGTTCACAAGACGAGTTACCTTCCTCACGTCTCCAGCGTCAGATGGCGGCAAGCAACCACTGTCCACGAAAAACCAAGCTGCCGATAAAGCGGCAACGTCAGGCTGGATAAGCAAATCTGGCTTGGCAATAAGATCAATTCCTAGCGCCTTAGAGCATGCAATGCGATTTGTCTTTCCAGTAAGCTGGATCAAACCCATTCCCCTGTATCTCCAACCGTCTCCGCTAGACTCTGGTCCATTGCCCATCCTGTTAGCGTACACTCGATTGGCGATTGACTCAGGCTTCCTTGCATACTTAGCGGCATCTTCTGCGTTGAAATATTTACCAAAAACCTTAGTAAGACCGTCTGCGCTATAGTTTAGATTCTCAACCACCTGCGACAGCCCGCCAGACTCAACTCCAACTTGTGCAAGAAATGCACAGGCTCGAACGTGGGTATTTATGCCGTACTTCTCGCAAGCAACTGAGATTGGGTTGATCCATATCTTGGCTCGAAGATTGTTGCAACCAGTAGAAGCAATCAGCAGATTTAGGTCAATTAGCGCCATAGTGTCCCCCTATTTGCTCAAAGTCTGCCGGTTATGTAACTTTCCCATGGCGGATATCTTGCGCGCAATCCGCTTGTCAAACACCAGCAGCATTGCTATTCCGGACAAAGTTATAGCCATAGATGGTGATACGTATAGACCACCAATGATGGCAGCCATAAGTGCGGCAGAACCAACTGCGACTAGCCAGAAGGCCAGCCTAAGTATCGTTGGGCAGCGCCCTGACATGCGGTTTATGGCGGACTCGCCGCGCAAGAAAATGAGAGACAGCATTATCAGGCAAACTATCTTTATGGCAATGTAACTCATGGAATAGTATCCTCCAGCTTTTTAGCCGCTATCCGCATGAGAGCCGGGCCAAGCACGCGGTGGCACGTTAAACCGATGATCACAGCCGATGGCAGCCTAATGTCTGGCATGCGTATTGGCATGTAGTGCATGGCAATTGCCGCAATAGCAGGGGCAAGGTATCCAGCAAGAAGTGAGGACATGGCTATGGCCGGTATTCGCCGCAACAAGTTTGTCGATTGTTGATAGCTTTGCGCCCATAGACCACCAGCAAGCCCAGCGATCAGCACAGATGGGTCGAGTCCGGTTGATACGCCAAAAAAAGTCATACCAGCCGCTACAACAACCGACGCCGAAACGCTAGGCTCTGCCATTTTACCGCCCCTTTTTATTGTATGTTGCCATTGTTTTGTCTGAGCACTACCAGCCTCTGCTTACCGTTGCATAGTAACTCCAGTTTGCGCGCGTAAGCTGCACTGATGCCCCAGTAGTACGATTGATGTGCTGCCACCCTGTGCCGTTTACGCCTCCAACAACAGATGCGCTAGTGCTGCTGTTTATCCCGTGAGCTGCTGTGGGAAGTCCGGTGCCTGTTACTGTTGCCATTGGCGTTACGACCGAACCAACAGCCCAGTTAAATTCTGTCGTGGTGTTGACAGCAAAAAAACTCATTCCACCAAGTATGGCGTCTGAGTTGATGCCTATGTTGTGCGCAAAGGTGGCAACAGCGCCAGCCGCAGGTAGCGTTGCAGTTGTCGCGCTGCGATACCTACCGCGAAGAGCATACCAAGTAATTGCAGTAACAACACCGCCAGCAACAGTAACCTCCCCAACGAACACTCTCCATACGGAAGTTGCGGCGGCGCCATCGCCGACTTTCATCTGCATCGACTGAATGTTAAAAGTATGCTGACCGCTGGTTACAACATCGTTACCACCCCAGCGATAAGTCGGCGCAAGAGTTGATGACGCTGCAGTGCAAACACCAGTAGAGCTAATCTCAAGGTACAGATACATGGTGCCGTTTGTCGAAAGGCCGGACCAGCTTGGGTTGGTAATTGAGCCAGTTCGGTTGCTGGTGCCATTGGATGCCGTAGCAGTGATTGTGCCAGATGTAGTTACTACCGTAGACCCAGTTGACCCACCAAAAGAAGCAAAGCCATTAACGTCAACTGGCCCATCTAGTACCGTTTGCCTTACTGCTGGAGGCACGCCAACTGTGCTGGACGAAGCAAGTGCAGAGCCATCGTATCTCATATACGACACGCACTTTACATTACCGCCACCATCACCCCTGAACACGGCCGCATCACCGGCAGCGACTGCAATGTTTGCCCCTGTTGGCAGCTGAATAGATCCATGCGCAAGCGTCAGCGCCCCATCAAAAACAACCGTGCGAGAAGCGCCACTCTGTAGTGTAATTGCGTTGATCTGTGTCGTGCCAGTGATGTGCACGAAGTTTCCTGTTGCGCTAGTAAGGTTGATTGTGCTTGCGCTGGCAACGGACGACCCTGAGATCTCATTGATAGCGCCTGACATTGTACCTCCAGCCAAGGGAAGATACCCTGCAAGTGCAGACTCACGAGCAAGCGGGAATCCTCCTGGAGTCACCCCGTTATGCACAACAACCGTATACTTCGTTGTGTCTACGCTTAACTCCCTGTCCAGCCCAATGGAGGCGGTATGTTCAGCTGTAGTACCATATCTAAGTTTAATTGCGGAACTCATGTGTCACCTATGCAATTTTATCGTGTTGATTTAATAATCACCAAAATTAGATGATTATGCACTCTTACATTATTCGCAAACAGCCATCACACCTCGTAAGTGCCTGTAATCGTTAGCGTAGAGTTGTTGTTAAAATCAGTGTCGGCCATGTTAGAGATCGAACCAGTTGCAAATTTTTGCAGTGATACGGTAGTTGTGCCAGCAGAAATTGTGGCGATAAGATTCAGCACACCAACAGCGTAATTGTTCCCAGCGAAACTTGCCGACCAAACCATTCCTGAAAGGTTAAGAGTAGTAAATGGCAAACCAGCTATCGTGGCAGTGCCAGTCGCGCTACCCTTGCTAGACAATGCCATGCGAATCTCAAAGTATACTCGGTTGCCAGTGCGCTGGAACCTGCCGATCTGTGCCGAATAGGTGATGCCAGTAGTAGCGCCGCCGAACTGCAGTGACGGTGTAAACGTACCGCCAGCGTGCTCCGATAGAGACGATACAGTTACAGTTCCGTTGGTTGGCGTAATCGTAGGTAATTTGATAGACGTTAGGTCTTCAAGACCTCCTGCATCAGTAATGCTCAACCTGTTAACCCATCCAGCTGAGTCTATCTGGCTCTGGATGCGATAACTAGACGCGCCGCCATTTGATGTAACGTCTACAAACTGCTTCCAGTTTGCTGAGTGCAATGCCGTGTCGTAAGCATTGCCATACAGATGCACGGCAGGGCTGTCTTGCTGGCCAGCAGCCGTGAGCACATTAGACAGGGCGCGCTTATCCTGACCGAGTATTAGCGACAGGTTATTACCTGCTGGCGCTGGTGAATCGGTGCGCCTGAAAAGCTGTAGATTACCGCCCGGCAGGCAGTCGATGTACTCTAGGTACCATCCGCTTGTGTTGTACTGCGACGTTATCTTGATTGGCTTGATGCCAACAGATCCGCCAGCCTCTTGCTGGATGCGGAAATCATCGGCAGCGTCATTAAGTGCTGGCCCAGCATACGCCGACATAGAGGTAAAGCTTATCCGAGCGAAGTTTGTTGCCTGATCAGCAGTGGCACGTGAGACAAACTCGGAGATCGGACCCCATGTCGGCAGGGTGCCAGTGGTTGCGGCCACCTGATACGCACTTACTTGGTAGTTTCCGCTCACTGAGTGAGTTAGGATGCCACCATCGTAGACACTCCCGCCTGGACCGCTAGCTGGGTTGCCTGAAGATACGACGATGTTACCGCCAGAACCGTATGTGATGCTAGTTGGGCCGTAGCTACCAAATGTGATTCCTACATTAGGGAAATCGATCACTGCGTCGATGTTTTCGGCTACCCTGTTGACGGCATCTATGTTTTCTGCCACTGTTACAATGTTGCCAGTTGGCGGTGAAATCGCACCAACAGGAGGGTCAGTTATCGACCCAAAATCATACCCACCATCAAGCCCCCATACGCCAGCAATGTCTCCAGCAACAGCATCAATGCTCCCCAAGTGCGGCTCTACTGCAAGTACATGACCCATGCTGCCAGCAACTGAATTAACAACGCCGATGTTGTTTGCTACCGTCACGACTTGCGTGCTTGCGGCCACGGTGCCGGGCGTTACTGAGTAGCCGATTGGGGATGAATAAACAACGCCACCCTGCTTGTCCTTAACAGTGATTGAGTACGTGCCATCAGCGTACAACGTTCCCGGCGATCCGTTACGCGACGGGACGCCTCCAATTGTTCGAATAGGCTGCGACGCTGAGATGGATAGGTTTTCGTCCCAGAATACCGGGATTGGGTCAGTCTCTGGGTTGAGATTGACCATGCCGATGTAGATGTACCCGGCGTCAAGTGGAGAGCCGTCTAGGTCAGCAAAAACTGGGTAGGGTGGCGCTACTTGCAACATAGTCATAACGTGCAACTCCAAATGGCAAGCGAATATGCGATTGTACCATAAATTTTCATTTCTTACTTGACCTTTCCTGACTTTTCGCCATTGACAGCATCGGCAATCACATCGGATTTCTTGATGTTTGTGTTTGCCTTATGTATCGCGGCAAAAAAGCTGCCGAACGCCTTGCTGCTAGCCAGCCTTGCTGCTGCTGCTTGCTTGTCACCGCGTGCCATGTCCTTTACGGCAGCGACGAACTCGGGCGAGGCTATAAGGGTGTCTGCTGCTTTCATGGCGCTAGTCTTGCCCTTTGTGAGGGCAGATGCTATACCTGCAGCAACGCCAGCTCCTGGCATGCCAACTGACGTGGTCACTGCCTCGGCAGCAAGGCCAACAGATGCGCGCTGAGCGAAAGAGTAAAGCCTGCCAATTACACCTTCAGCATCTTTTAGCTGATCTGAGATTGCTGTGATGCGCCCAGTTGTGATCCTCTCCTTTGAGGCCTTGCGTACAGAGTCAGACACTCGGTATAGGTCGCTCAGCTGCTTTCTTGCGCTAGATGGCAGGTTGGACATGATGGCATGGTAAGCCTGTTTGTTTTGCACAAGGCCATCGTACCAGTCGGCGTATGCGCCAAAGCTGATGTCGTGGTTTTTGGCGTTCTTACCAAAAGCCGTAGCCAACCCACTGGCAACAACGTCTTGGCGCATTGACTCTGGAACCGCCTTGATTAGCTTGATAAAGCCAGACGTATCACCCTTTGGAAGCACCTTGACGGCAGACTCAAGCTTTCCAACGATAGAGCCGTCACTAGCCTTGCCAAACAGCGCAACAAGATCGTCCTCTATTCCCTTGCGCACGGCAACTGCCTTCTGTGCTGCGGCGAATTTTTCTGATGCTCCGTATTGCTCAACAACTGCTCCCTGATCTTTCTTGAGCTCAGACTCAAGCTTTTTCAGTAGGCCTGTATCGGCATCCTTGAATGGGCCTGCAGCCTTAATTCGCGCCGCAGTAAGGTCTCTGCGCACATCGTCAAGCAGGGCGTAAGTTGGCTGGACACCATCCTTTGGTGAAAGCTTAGACTGTATCATGCGCTCTGCGGGAGACAGGTTCTTGATGCCGCCAAGCTCGTCTGCCCTCTGGCCGATAAAAGCCAGTACACTGCTTGCTGGGGCCTCTGCCTTTGCTGGTATGGTAGACCTAAGCTCAGAGTACAAAGCGTTTGCCTTCTGCTCAAGTCCGTCGATTGACGATTGTAGCTCTCCCTTGACAGACGAAGACAGACGCGACATGTCGTGAGTGCCGCCTATCTCAGTGATGATATCGTCAGCACGCTTTGCCACTTCTGCAAGCCCGGACATTTCTGCGGCGCGAGCCTCGCTACCTGGTACCGACTTGACTGCTTGAGCAAGCTCTCGATACGCTTGGTTGGTAGTTACATGGTCAGGCTGCAAGTAGTCTGATATCCCAAGCCTTTCAGCCGCACCAACTACCTTTACGTCTGGCGCTGCCTGCTCTGCCAGTACGGTTGCAGCCTTTGTTGACCCAAGACCTTCGCCAGACGCCTTGCGTGCCGTTGCTGCAAGCTGTTCGCCGGTTGCAATAGGTACCGCCGATTGCCCTGCTGCGGCTGCTTGAGCTTGCGTCGCAGCTGACGCACCATCTTGCGACACTGACTCAGCGCGGCGCATTGTGTCTGCGGCTGCAGTAACTGGGCTTCTTACAGCGCCAAGCCTTGCCTCGATTGCGCCGGCGGCACCGCGCACACCTTGGCTGATCGCGCCAAGTTCAGCGCCGAGAGGGCCGAGAGCCTGCATGTTTTGTGATGCTCCGCCGACAGCTTCGGCGTACTGCTTGCCAGTCTCTGTCTGCGGCTGCGGCAAGATTGACGCCACCTGACCTGCTCGTTGAGAGGCGAGATTCTCGGTATTTGTGACGCCCTGTTGAGTGCCATACGTTCCGTCGATGATGGATTTTGCAATGCCCTCTACCTGCCCGGCCATAAAGCCAATCCCGCCGATCATGCCTCCTACTGTAGAAGTTGCGGCCTCGCTGGCACCGTATACCTTTTGCGCAAGAGTTGGCTCTGGAGCTTGCTCGATGATTTGCTGGTTTGTTCCAGTTTGCATGGTGCCAGCGTTGATCTTGTCTGACAGCGATGATGGCAGTTGCACGATACCGTTGCGGATATCGTCCTCAAGCTCTTTGCGCGCCTGACCCTGGATGGCTCCGCTTACGTATGCGTCAGTAACGCTCTGTGGCAACAGGATTGGTTGCGCCGAATCTGCTGGGCGCTGGCTTGACAGAGTTGCGCCGCGCGGAAGCATGATCTTTCCTAGGCCAACATCGGCCTCGAAGTCTGCGCGCTCTGATGGCGACATTAGGCCTGACTGGTATGCATCGTACACTGATGCTATAGACTTTTCGTCAGGTGCGGGTGGCATCATCTGGGCCAGTACTCGGTCAAAAGTTGAACCGGTTGATAGCTCGATCTTGGCTGGTGGCGACGACTTTCCATCAGTTTGGGTGTCGCCAGTCACTCTAGCAACGTATGCCTTGGTGATTGGGCCCCATAGCTTACGATCTGGTCCGCTGTGATAATCGGCCACCGCATCAGCCACGTTTCCTTTGTAGCGAGTCATGCCATCCTTTAGCAGTAGTGCAGACACGTTCGCCGCGTTCTCTGGGCTAAGGTACGCATCTATCCCCCACTTTTTAATGGCCAATTCCCTAGTTTCAGGGATAATCTGGAATACGGTTCGAGCGCCATCCTTAGACACCTGATCATTATTCGATCTCTCTCCCTTGGTGACGATGGCGTTAAGTAGCCCGTCAGGTATGCCTGCCTTTTTCTCTGCGGCAGATGCAAGGTCAGCCCAGTACTGGTCTTTGTAGCTTTTTGGTGCTTCGCTCATTTAGTTTCGCCCTGTGGTTGCATGAATTTAGCGTAGCTACGATTAGCAATAGCGTCTGGCATTTGCTGTTGCTGCACAGACAGCTTGCTTGCCTTGTCAGCAACAAACTTTGCGGCAAAATTGTTGAACGTTGTGCCAGCAGGAACGGATACGCCATCAATCGAAATATCGGCGCGAGACTTTCCAAGGTGACCAACAGCGTTCACCCACTCTGACTTTGCGCTATCTGTGGCAGACTGAACCAGTTGCAGCTTTGCCATGCCACGAAGATACTTTGCCATGTACTTTGGGTCTGCATTTTCGTCAGGGAAGGACTGTAGTGCTATTTTCATGTCGTTGTCGGTAAATGCACCGCCCTGAGACTTGGCGATACGACCAATCTCACCGGCTCGCAGACGGACATACTCCTGCTTTAGAGACGACACTGCATTCTGGTCGCCAGTTAGGCGCTTGTATGCCTCGCCCCAGCCGCCTACAGCACCGGCAAATGAGTCGATCTTGTCAAAGTCACCAGCAAGCTTTGCTGCACGCTCAGAAAGCTGCGACGATGCAGTAGCTGAAATGGCCGATTCATTGATTAGCTTCTTGGCGTCAGAGTCAAGATTGAAGGCAGGATTTGCCTTTTGCTGTAGCTCATACAGCTTGGTCTGTGTCTCTGTGGTCAGCTTGTCTCGGTCTAAACCAAGTCTTGCAGAGCGCTCTGCGATCTGACTGCCGATATTGCTAATGTCTGCCGAAGCCTTTGCTGCTGCTGCTGGAGACGTTAGCACTGACTCATACGACTTTGCAAAAGCCTCGGGGCCAAGAACGCCAGCCATAGTCATGGCGATGGAGTCCATGGCGGCAGATGGCACGCGATTGATTAGCTTTGAAAGGTCAGAAAACTGCTTTGCCTCTTGAGTGTTTCCAGAGTTTTCCAGCGCCGTAGCATGATCTGAGGCCATCTTTTCAGCGATGTCTGCGCGGCCATTGCGGAGAGCGGACAGCATTTGCGATGCTTGGCTGATGCGAGACTGTTGCTGTGCTGGCGCAAGTATATCCCATGACTTCTTTGCCGCCTCTGCCAAGCCGGGATTGAGCATTGCAAACTGAGCGTAATCATCTGCAGTTTTGTTTTGCTTGTTGACAAATGCAGTCATAGCCTGCGCTTGTCGCTGCTGCTGAGCAAGAGCCAGTTGTTGCTGCTGCTCTGCCATTGCACGCTGCCTAGCCTGATCTTGTGCTGAGCTAGCGGCAAATCCAGCCTGCATTCCGCTTGTGGCGATGTCAAACGGGCTTTTGACGTCAATGTTGTAGTTAATTGGGTCCATTAAAACTTGCTCCCAAATCCACCGAAGCCACCGGCCATAGCCCCTAGCTGGCCTAGTCCGCCATAGAGGCTAGCATTGTTTCTTCCCTGCGCCAGCGCCACACCAGCCTGCGCAGCACCTTGCTGGCCAAGCGCCTGCTGAATGTTAGAGCTTGCTTGCTGACCGAAACCAGCCTGACCAGTTGCTGCCCCAAGTCCTGCGCTTGACAATCCGCCAAGATTAGAAAATTGCTGCTGGATTAGCTGGTTTAGCAACTGAGGCCTAAACTGACCAAGCGCCGCCTGAAAGTTCCCTCCGCGCAGTCCGCCAGTGGCGGATGCATTCTGGCGCATTGCATCCTCACCACTCTGCACCATTGCTTGCATTTGTGGGCTAAGGTTAAGGTTTCCGATTGCCTCTTGTTGAGCGGCAAGTCCACCGAGCCCAAGGAGATTCTGCTGTGCAGACAACGCCGAAGTGCCAGCACCAACGTACGGCTCAAGCAGCTTCTTTGTTTCATCATACTGACGTCGCTGTTCTTCGATTTGCTTCATAGCTGCCCATGCCTGAGCATCACCAGCGGCGCCAGCGGCAGAGTTTGCAGCGTCATTAGACATCATTCCGCCAATGATTGATGCACCAGCACCAAGTACCGATTCCATCCCCATGCTAAGCACCTCTTAATTCGTAAAAGTTAACACCGTGTATTCTGCACTTGAGCTCAAAACCTGACGCCAAGATCATTGCGTTTGCCTTGTGATTAGTTGCTGTTGCAGATGTTTTGTGTACTGAAAAGTGTTTGCACAGATTGCGTATTGTTTCAGTTCCGCCCCACTTTCCGCGAAACTCTTTAACGATACCAATGTGCCCTTCGCCATCCCTGACGATCACACCGCCGATGCACTCACCATCCGATGTCTCAAGCCTTGCGATAATCCATCCAGAGAAGCTCTTGAGGATTTCTTCTGGAGATATATCGATCACATCCTTGTATGCGCGAGACATCGCCTCTGCGGCCATGCCAAGATCGTAGTTAATATACACACCACCAACCGAAAAGCGCCCATCAAACCGCACGATACATCCTCCTATCGTGAGCCGCTGGACGCTCTAAATCTCAGCAATGTTAAATTTGGAATGCAATAATTGTAGCACACCATGCCAATAGTGTAAATCAGGATGCTATCATGATGCGATAGGCTGGCGCAATCACCGTGCCGGGCGTGGTTCCGGGAAGGTTTGCCGAAACTAGGTTTACGCCAGCCGCAGATGCGTACAGGGGGAAGCGCAGCTGTGTGCCAGCGGGAAAGTAGTTGCGCGACACAGTCTGCACCTGCCCGTCAGTTTGAGCGGACAAAGATATCTCTCGACCAGAGTACGTGCTCGCCACCCATCCTGATCCTGTGTTGATTTCAGCGTACGTGTAGATCGTCTTGTTTCCAGATAGGGAGGCATTCATGATAGTAAAAGTGCTGTACTGTCGCGCCTGCGGAAGTGTAACTATCCCAGTTGTTGGGTCATACGTTATACCGCGCTGAGATGCTACCGTCTGCGGCATGATGACGGTAGGTGTTGTAGGTAGAGCGTAGCTCGCATCCCTGATCTGTATGTCCAGAGCAAGCGGAGTCGTGTAAACGTCAAGCTCGGACTGTGCTGCCGCAGCCATGTCATACGCGTCATTGGCCGTGTCGATAAGCTGCTCAATAACGCGGACAACTCGCTGATCTGTGGATATACCAGCTATCTGTGCTCTCGTCAGTCGGCGTGGCGTATTAGACATTTAGCGGCTCCACTCTTGCCTCAAGTCTAGCTATAGACATGTGCGCATCGCTTGTTCCACGGAACTTCTGCATACGGAAGCTACGCATGTTTCCCTGACGCAGCCACACAATGCGCTTCTGGCGCTCACCTATCTTTCCGGCAGACCTAGGCCTCTCCTGGCTCCAGGTCTGACCGTCAAGGCTGTACGAAGCCCATATCGTAGGGTCTTCACCTAGCGTGACATTTCCAGTGAGCGAGACAAGCTCTAGCTCGTGGAAAATTGCACCGCGACCCTCGTTGTAAACTATTGATGTTGCAAACTCCCAGCCAATCACGTCGCCATAGTGGGACGCAACATCACCAGTCATGTACCCGTGCTTGAAGGTAGTTGGATCACCAACAAGCCATTTGTCGTAGCACCATACGAAGTTGCGTGCGCGATACTTCGACTTCCCGACGATGCTTGATGTAAGCTGGAACCACACTGGCTCTTCTGCTGCAAGTGTTCCTGCGCCGTCATACACCCACGTGCAATCCGGCAGGTGTACGTACAGGAACTGGTGTCCAGCATATGACATGGACTCAACAACAATCTGAGCAAGCTGCGACGAACTGTATGTCGCAAGCACCTGCTCGATCTCTCTGGTCGAGATCTTTTGCGTCTGCCCGCCGCCACCTAGCCACACAGCAGGAGGCTCATTAACCCCCCCGCCAACGAAGGCGATTGCCTCCATAAATACTGATGCCGCAAAAGTCCCGACAGCACCTCTCTGCATTTGTGCCCCATCAATACGGGCGAACGGAAATCCAGCACCGCCAGCGTTCTGGAACACTTCGATTGTGTACCTACCAATTGCGTATGCCTCGTTGCGCAGCTTGACAAGGCTAACAACAGGGTCTGGGTTTGCTTCGGCCGATCCATATTTCAGCGGGTTAACGGCTGTTGGGTCGTTTAGCTCAGTAACAACCAGACTCTCACCATCTGTAGACAAAAAGTACCCGTCTATCCACAGGAAATCATTGACAACGCCTAGGTCTGGATCGGTGACCTGTGTGATAGATATGCCGTCCCAGAAGAAAAGCATGCCTGACGAGGCAATTGCCAGGCGGTCGAAAGAGTAATCAAGCGTAACCTGACCAGAGCCACCAACATCGCCAAGAACCGAAACGGAACCGTCTGACTCTACGCGACACAGCTTAGTGCCCATTACGCGATAGCACTGATTGTCCCAGTTGATTGCACCCCTGTCATGCCCCGGCCCAGTCCCAAATTGGGATATGCCATAAGCTGGGCGCAAGTACCCCTCAGAGATTCCGACTTGCTTAGGTACTGGGATCAAGTTACGTGGGTATGACGACCTGAAGTCGGACGACCCATCGGCAAAGATGCCATTTAGGATAGGGATGCGCATTATCCCACCCTGTACCAAGTACCCATAACAATATCAAACTTAAGCCGGAAGAATGCGTTAGCGGCCATGATTGATGGTGCGCCGATGCAGATGGCACCGTTGGCATCAACGGTCAGCGCATTCACGCCATTGACGTAGTTGACCACGATCTCCTGTTGGTCAGCGCAGTTAGCCTTTGCTGGAAGCTTGATGGTGCCAGCGGCATACGTAGCTGATGGCGTTACGATCAGCCAAACAGAATCATCACCATCAGCAACTGTGACGGTCTGACCTGTTGCGCTTGGGCTTGCAAACTGCTTTACTGGCAATGCGGCAGACGCTGCGCTTGCCTCGACGAACTCAGATAGAACGCTAAGAGACACCTTACGCGCGTCGCCGTTGCTCTGCGAGTAGATAGGTAGCAGGTCGCTACTTGCAAGCGATTCCACAGAGTTCAAACGATTAATTGCGGTCATGGCAGTCCCTATTCAAAGTTGATTTCGCCGTCTGACCCGGCGTCGATTGTATCTTCAGACCCACTCGCAAATGGAGAGGTTGATCCACGCCAGTACTTCTGCCCAGCACCACGAGGCATGCCAGATGCAAGCGCAACCTCTTGAACTGGCTGTGCAGCCTGAACAAGAAGAGCGTTGTATGCCATCCTCGCGTTTGTCTTGGTCTCTGGCGTGACAGTCTTACCTACGCTTGGTGCAAGCCTTAGGGCTAGGTTAAGATAGATCGCCTCAACTGCGTAATCTGGCACGCCAGCGTCGTCGTCAGCGTCAACATCAGATGGG